TAATAGTTTACTAGATGAAATGGACAATCTTGTTAAAAAAGCAAAAGAGGAAACTCGTGCTTTTACCGATGAAGAAAATAAACGATTCGACGAAATTAAAGGTGAAATTACAAAGATTGATAAAACATTAGCAGCTGAAGAAGAAGCTCGTTCATTCGAGAAAAAAGAAGTGAAAAAACCAGGTGGAGCAGAAGAAAAAGAATCTGCTGAAATTCGTGCATTTGCAAACTATATCCGTGGTGTTGTGGAAGAACGTGCCGATGTTAACTTAACAAAAGGAGATAACGGTGCAGTTATCCCAACATCGATTGCAAATAAAATCATTAAAAAGGTTTATGATTTAAGCCCGATTTATCAACTGGCTACTCGTTATAATGTTGGTGGAACTCTAACAATTCCATATTATGATGAAACAACTAAAAGTATAACTATGGCTTATGCCAATGAATTCACAGAATTAGAATCTACATCTGGTAAATTCGGAAATATTTCATTAACTGGATTTTTAGCTGGAGTATTATCAAAAATATCTAAGTCTTTAATTAACAATTCTGATTTTGATATTGTTAATTTTGTTGTTGATGCCATGGCTCAATCTATTGCTAGATTCATCGAAAAAGAATTACTTAACGGCACAACAGATAAAGTTGCCGGCCTTAGTACAGTAACCCAATTGGTAACTGCATCAGCTAAAACGGCAATTACTCCAGATGAATTAATTGATCTACAAGAAACTATCCCTGATTCGTTACAGGGACCGGCCATTTGGATTATGAATAAGAAAACGAGGACAGCACTTCGCAAATTAAAAGATAATGATGGAAATTACATCTTAAATAAAGACGCTACTTCACGTTGGGGCTATACTTTATTCGGAAAAGATGTTTATACATCGGAAAATATGCCGGAAATGGAAGCTGGTAAAACTGCTGTTTACTATGGTGATATGAGTGGATTAGCAGTTAAACTCTCTGAAAACATTAATATTGAGGTTCTTCGTGAAAAGTTTGCAACTCAACATGCTGTTGGGGTTGTTGGTTGGGTTGAACTTGATTCAAAAGTTGAAAATGCACAAAAAATCGCTAAATTGGTGATGGCGAGTGCGTAATGAGTGGGAGCATCCCACTCTCTTTTTATTGGAGGTGACAAAATGAAAGTAAAAGCTTTAGTTAGTTTTGCGGGGAAAGTCACCATGGCAAAAGACGAAGTTAGAGAAATAAAAGAAAAAGGAATTTATCAAGATTTGATAAAAGCCAACTATGTGGAAGAAGTAAAAAGCAGTCGAAAGGTGAAAGCTGATGAAAATAAGTGAGGTCACCATTCAAGATTTGAAAGAGTTCGCCCATGAGTATAGTGATGATCCAGAAGTAGATAAAGTATTCACTAATAATTTAATAGCTTGTAAATCTTATATAAAAGGGTATACTGGCTTAACTGATGAACAAATGGATAGTAAAGAAGATTTGACTATTGTTTTATTCATATTATCCAATGAACTTTACGACAATAGAACATTTACCGTACAAAATGACAAGGTGAGCCCTGTGATTAAATCGATCTTAGATATGCACTCTGTCAATTTATTGTAGGTGGTGAAATATGAATCCAGGTGAGCTACGACACAAAATAGATATATATGAAAACACAAAAGTCACTAACGAACTTGATGAAACATCTTATAAATTTCAAAAAATAAAAACAATCTGGGCAGCAATCATTCCGCAAACAGGAGTTTTGCAAAGGCAACAAGCGGACACTATCTTAACTAATGTCACACATAAGATTATCGTTCGCTATTCAGCTGGTAAAGACATAACAAAGGATATGCAGATTTTTTTCAAAAATCAACGTTTCGAAATAAAGTACATTCTTGACCCTTATTTTAAAAATGAAACGCTTGAGATATTTTGCCAGGAGTTGATGGGTTGATGGCTGATGGATTTGAAGTAAAAGGATTGACAGAGTTTCAAAAGGATTTATTGGCAGTGGCTCAAACTCGACTCCCAAGAGAAACCAAACAAATCATGCGAAAAATAGGAAGTAAAGCGCGTACGTATGTTGCAAGAAAGGCAAGAAGTGAGGTAAAAAAAGTGACAGGTACCTATCATAAACGATGGAAACGAGGAAAAGTTTTCAATGGCCACAATGACGAATTAGTAGTACGTGTTTATAATTCTAGTCCACATGCTCACCTAATTGAAGATGGACACCGTATGGTTACAAGCGACGGGCAGGAAATTGGGTTTGTAGCAGGTAAAAAGGTATTAGAAAAAGGCATGAAGTCCTTTGATGATAGTGGACAATTTGAAAGCTTGTTATCAGATTGGGTAGATGAAATGTTGAAGGACGGGAAATTATGATCACGTATAAAGATATTAAAAAGGCAATCAATACTAAGTTGAATAATGAATTTAATATTGAAATCAATAGCAACGATGTGAAAGAAGGGTTTAAAAGACCTTCTTTTTTTGTGGCCTTCGATATCCTTGTTAAATCATCTGATCAGTCGCAATTTGATAGGTCATTAACAATACGTATTTATTATTTTCCCACGGACAGATATGAATACTCCATTGAGTTATTAGATGTTCAGGAACGATTAGAAAATCTATTTGATTTAAAGTTGGAAGTATTAGAACGAAAGTTTAATATTTTTGAATCAACCACACTTATAACGGATGGTATACTTGAATTTTCGTTTGATATTCAATTCTTTGATGCCAAAGATGTTCCAATTCATGATCATGTAATTGAAATACCTCTTGATGAAGATGGTTATCCGAGTGAGACAGGAAAACCAGTAGAAGTTATAGGTGATGATGACGGAAATCCAGTCCTTGATGGCAATGGAAAACCTATTCGAATCGAGTTAATGGAAACTTTAGTTATGAAGAAAATGAAGAAAGGGTGAAACAAAATGGGACTTCCAGAAATTAATATTGAATTTAAAGGCAAAGCCGTAAGCGCAGTACAACGTTCAGCATTAGGTATTGTAGCCTTAATATTAAAGGATGATACTCCATCTTTTAAAACAAAAGAGTATAAAAGTGTGGAGGATATTAAAGACACAGATTTTACAACAGAAAATGTTGATTATATTAAGAAAACATTTCTTGGTATTCCTTCAAAAGTAATTGTGGAAGTAATACCACCAACAGCAAAAGATTATACAGATGCACTAAAACGGTTAGGTTCAAAAAAATGGAACTATCTAGCAATACCGGGAATTGAAAAAACAGATGTATCTGATATTTTTTCATGGATTAAATCCAAACGTGAAAACGAAAAGAAAACATTCAAAGCAATTCTTCCTCACGCAGAAGCAGATAATGAGGGTGTTATCAACTTTACAACAGAAGACATTAAAGTCGGCGATAAGACATATTCAGCATCAGAATATACTTGCCGTATCGCAGGTATTTTAGCTGGTCTACCATTCACACGATCGTCAACATACTTTGTGTTGGATGAAGTTGAGAGTATTACTGAATCCGAAACGCCTAATGAAGATATTGATAAAGGCCAACTTATCCTAATAAGCGATGGGGAAAATATTAAGATTGGACGAGGTGTTAACAGTCTTACTACTACAACGATTGAGAAAACAGAGGACTTTAAGAAAATCAAAATTGTGGAAGTAATGGATATGATTTTAGACGACATTCGAGATACTTTTAATAGTTCGTATGTTGGAAAGGTCACCAACACCTATGATAATCAAGTGCTTTTCTTTACCTCTGTTAATGCTTATTTCAAAGGATTAGCTAGTGAAGATATTTTAGACTCGAGCTATGATAATAAAGCCACTGTAGACGTAGAAGCTCAACGGTTAGCTTGGGAAAGTATCGGTACGGACACAACAAATTGGGATGAAAAAAAGGTTAAAAATATGGCCTTTAAATCTAACGTATTCGCAGCAGGAAATGTAAAAATTGTAGACGCTATGGAAGATTTAGACTTCCAGATTGCTATTTAAGGAGGCTAAAAAATGGCAAAAGTGACTAGCAATAGACAAATCAACGGTACTTTTGGATCTGTTTGGGTAAACGGAGAAAAATGGCTTGATGTTGATTCGTTCGAGGCAAAGGTAACGTTGAATTTCGAAGATGTTAATATGGCAGAAGATTTAGCCACCCATAAAAAATATACCGGTTGGTCCGGAGAAGGTACGATGACAGTTAAAAAGGTTTACAGCCGTGGAGCATCGTTGATGGCTGATGCAGCTAAAACTGGTAATATGCCAGAAATAAATATTGTCGGTAAATTAGCAGACCCTGACGCATTTGGAGCAGAACGCGTCGCAATCAATGAGGTTACATTTAATGAATTCACATTGCTTGCTTTTGAGCAAAAAACATTAGCCACAGAAGAATTACCATTTAATTTTGCTGATTATGATCTAATAGATTTAATTAGTGCATAGTAGGAGGATATACGAATGGGCGAAGTAAAAAAGTTAACGGTAACCGATTTAATCAAAGAAAAGGAAAAATACAAAATAAAAGAGGACGTTAAAGAAGAATTATATCTTTCACGTTTAGATGCAAGTATTACTATTCAAAAGCCAGAAAGATCATTGTGTATGGAATCTTTTGAAATGGTAAATGATAGCAATCAGGCGGGAAAAGCTGATGCTTTTATGGTCTATAACATTGTTGTCGAACCGAATTTAAAAGATCCACAATTACAAAAAGAATTCGGGTGTGTAGAACCAATTGATATTGTAGAAAAAGTTTTCGAAATGGGAGAGATTTCACAAATTGCGAAGGCTGGGTTAGAACTTGCTGGATATAGTGATGGAGTTAGTAAGGTGAAAGATATAAAAAACTAATAGATAGTGATGATGATTTTTATTTTCTTCATCACTATTTACAAAAAGGGTTTAAACTTGAATATTTATTAAATCTGAGGGCAGATGAAAAACTGTTTATGACTGCAAGTATAGATAGATATATCGAAGAACAAAAGGCTATGTTTCAAACAAAATAGCCTTTTTCTTTTTAAAAAGGTGGTGAGACAATGGCGGGTAGAGTCATATCAGCAGTATTGACTTTAAAAGACAAAGACTTTTCAAGTGGATTGAAAAAGGCTGCTGGGGGAACTGACGATTTTCAACGAAGGTTAAAGCATACCGGAAATCAAGTGAAAAGATTTAAAGATGATACAGTTTCTCACTTTTCAGGTTTGGCAAAGGGAGTAGCCGCGGGAATTGCCGGTGTGTTTGCTATAGATAAAATCAAAGATTTTGGAGTAAGTCTAGTTGAAAGTGCTGCGACAATGCAAGCAACAAAAGCACAATTCACGCAAGTTTTTGGTGGTGTACAAGATCAAGCTCAAAAAACAGTCGATAACCTTGGTAAATCATTTGGAATGGCTAGTGAGCGAATAAAACCTGCTTATACACAAATGACAAGTATGTTTAAGGGTTTAGGTTTAAGTACGGAAGATGCGATGAAACAAGCAGAATCCGCAGTTACTTTAGCTTCTGATGCAGCCGCCTTTTATGACAAGTCGTATGAGGATGCAAATAGCGCCCTTAACTCCTTCATCAAGGGTAACTATGAAGGTGGAGAGGCAATCGGTCTTTTTGCAAACGAAACGCAAATGGCTAGTTGGGCATCGAAAAACTTAGGTGTTGACTGGAAAAACCTTGATGAAGCAGGAAAACAGGTTGCCCGTTTACAATTTGCCAAGGCTATGCAAGAGGCAGCCGGAGCAACCGGACAAGCTGCAAGAGAATCAAATAGTTATCAAAACCAATTAGGCAACTTAAAATCTAATTGGGACACGTTAAAAGCTAAATTAGGTGAAAAAATATTAGAACCAGCCGTAAACGGTATTAAAAGTTTGTCAGAGTGGATTTCTAAAGTCGATACTCAAGCAATTATAGAAGGATTTACTTATTTTGGTAGTAGTGTAAAAGAGTATGCCGTACCTGCTATTGAAGGAATAAAGACCGGCATATCTTGGATTGTAGACAATAAAGACACAATTATTGCTGCCACAGCTGGTATCGTTGGTGGATTGATAGCATTTAAGATTATAACTGCAATAAATACCGCCATTGGTTTTTTTAACGATTTAATGGCAGCGTATAGAGCAGGTACTGTAATGGCAACATTGTCTCAATGGGGGTTAAATGCAGCCTTGTTAGCTTCACCATGGACATGGGTTGCAGTCGGAATAGGTGCTGTTATTGCAATAGGTGTACTTCTTTGGCAAAACTGGGATACCGTAAAAGTTAAGGCCGGGGAATTATGGGACAAAACAAAAGAAGTATTTGGCAACATTAAGGACTGGGCATCGGAAAAAATACAACCAGTTGTAGGCTTTTTCAGTAATTTGGGCGAAAAATTTAACTCATTCAAAAACGCAATAAGTAACTTTAAGTTACCAGATTGGGTCACATCCATCGGAAGTACAATTGGTAGAGCCACAAAAAAGCTGGTCAATGGTTCCCATGCCAGTGGTCTTAATAATGTCCCGTTTGATGGTTATGTTGCTGAGTTGCATAAGGGAGAAATGGTTATCCCTTCAAGGCAATCCGAACAATTGTGTAAATCTGGACTAACGGTTGACAATATTGGAAAGCCGTCAAGTGTTACCACAAATAACAATACACAAACAGGTGGAACTACACTGATCATTCAAAATTTAAACACAAAAGGCATTACAGCAACAGAAGTTTTAAATGAACTCATACCACAATTAAAATTAGCTTTAGCAAACATGTAAGGAGGTTGAATGATGGACATTTTTTTAAGTATTAATAACCGAGAACAAGTCATTCAGCTTCCCGTTGTTCCAAGTGAGTTTAAAATAGCTTCACCGATGAATAATGAAACTTTTACAACTATTAATCAAGGTGATCTAAAAATGATTGGCCAAAGAGGCCTAAAGTCTTTGACAATAGATTCTTTCTTTCCCGCAAAGGATTATCCCTTCTTAAGAAGCAGAGAATACTTTGGTTGGCAGTATGTGGATATTATCGAAGCGTGGATTGATAGGCGTGTACCTATTCGATTAATCGCTACAAATACGCCCATTAATATGGCAATGACAATCGAAAGTTTTGAGTATGGTCCACATGACGGTACAGGTGATATTTATTATTCGCTACAATTGTCTGAGTTTAAATTTATACAATTTGAAACAAGGCTGGTGTAATTATGGCTCATGAATTGTGGAGAGTAAGGGGAAACACGATGACCAACATTACACCTGTTATCGGTTCAATAAGTTGGAAAAGTAACTTAGATGAGTTAGGTGACGAAATCAGCTTTAGCATTGCTTATAATGATGACCGTTATCATCCGCAAAATGTTTGCAATTTAGGTGATTTATTAATTTTAAAAAATGGTGACTATGAAATCACTAGGGCGATCATTGTAGAAGAAAATAAAAGTGGTAGAGACCCTATTGGATATATAGCTTATGATTATGCTTTTTATTTAAACAAATCAACTGCTATCTACCAATTTAATGATATATCAGCCGACCAAGCGATAAAAAAGATATGTAGTGACTTTAATATACCGATTGGCAATATGGATTCTATACCAGCTAAAGTGAACAAAATATTTAATGGTAAAAAGGTAAGTGACATTATTAAAGAGATATTGTCTGATTCTGAAGTAGTTACGCAAAAGAAATACCTTATGGAGATGAGACAAGGCAAGTTATTCATCGAGAATAAAAACAATATAAAGATAAAAGGTTTATTTAATTTAGCTGAAAATTTAACAGGTTATGATGTTATACATGCTATTTCTAATCCATCTAAGAAAAGAAGTATTACTGATATGCGAAATACCATTCAGATTGTACTAGATGATCAGATATTAGCTACTGAAATAAACCAAGAATTAATCAATCAATACGGTAGATTGCAAGAAGTCATTTCTATAAATGAAGATGAAAAAGTAAACGCACATGCTATGGCTAAAGAAAAATTGAATGAATTAGGAAAAGTATTTGAAGAGACAAGTGTAGATCTCCCCGGTGATGACCGATTTAGGGCAGGAAGATTACTCGATTTATATGAACCGGTTACCGGAATTACCGGGACATATCTAATTAAAGATGTACATCATTCAATATCTAAAGGAATTCATACAATGTCGTTGGGGTTGGAGGCGGTATAATGAATCCAGTCACTGAGTTTGCAAAAATGTTGAAGGAAAGAGATAACCCTGGTGTTCCTGGTATAACTACAGGAACGGTCATCAAACCATTGCCTGATATGAAAATCCAATTGAATGATGTTATCGTCTTAAAAAATGAACACTTATATGTATCAGAGCATGTCATGAAT